GGGGGCGGCGGCCAGCGGCCCGCCCACACCCCGTACGTCGTGCGGATCGGCACGATCGACCTGGTCACCGACGCCTCCGACACCGGCTCCGTGAAGTGGTCGATCACCTACATCCCGCTGGACAACGGCGCCTCGGTGACGGCGGCCTGACGTGGCGCTGTGGATCTGTGCGGGGTGCACCACCGCCTACGCGGTGGGCGTCCCGCGCTGCCCACACTGCGCCGGCACTGACCACTACGAGGAAGGCGCCATGCCGAAGATCACCGCGCACGGTGGGCCCAGCAACGCCGTCGAGCCCACTCACGAGACCGACGACCTGACCGCTCACGACGCCCCCGAGGAGGAGCCATCTCCTGGGAACAGCTCCGAGACATCCTCCGAGAAGCCGCGGACCTCGCCGAAGCGGAACGCCAGCGCGGACCGATCGCGTGCCCGAACGACGGAGAGCCCCTCCTGACCGGCCCCGACGGGCAGCTGTATTGCCGCTGGGACGGCTGGCGCCCCGACGGCACCTACCTCGGCTGAACGCCGACCGACCGGACACCCACCACTGACCCCGAAGGCACGGGCATGGCACTCGACACACCGGTGTACTGCACGCGCGAGGACGTCAAGCAGGCCTTGGACCTCAAGGAAACTGCCCGCTCCAACGGAGCCGTCGATCGCGCGATTCAGGCTGCCACCGGGACGGTCGAGGGGCTGTGCCACCGCGTCTTCCACCCGGTGGTCGCAACCAGGTACTTCGACTGGCCGGACCAGTACGCGCGGCCGTGGCGGCTGTGGCTGGACGACTCCGAGCTGATCAGCCTGACGAGCATCTCCTCCGGCGGGGTCACCATCCCGGCTGGCCGGATCAACCTGGAGCCCAACCGTAGCGGCCCGCCGTACAACCGCGTTGAGATCCAGCTGGACACCAACTCGGCGTTCGGCGGCGGCTCCACCCCGCAGCGGGACATCACCATCACCGGCCTGTGGGGGTATCGCAACGACGAATCCCCGACCGGCACGGCCACGGCCGCGGTCAGCAACACGGCAACGACCCTGACCGTCAGTAACGCCGCCGCGATCGGCGTCGGCCAGGTGCTCCGCATCGGAACGGAACGGCTCCTGGTCACCGACCGGGTGATGGCCTCCACCGGCCAGACGCTGCAGACGCCGCTCCCCGCCGCGAAGAACAGCGAGACCCTGGCCGTGACGGACGGTACGGCATTTGCTGCTGGCGAGGTGCTGCTCCTCGACGCCGAGCGCATGCGCGTCACCGACATCGCTGGCAACAACCTGATCGTCGACCGGGCATGGGACGGCTCCACGCTCGCAGCCCACACCGCCCCCACGATCTACGCCCCCCGGTCCCTGACCGTCGCCCGCGGCGCGCTCGGCACAACGGCGGCAGCCATCGCCCAGAACGCCCCCGTCTACCGGTGGAACCCGCCCGGTCCCGTGCACTCCCTCGCCATCGCAGAAGCAGTCACGACCCTCCTTCAGGAGTCGTCCGGGTACGCGCGCACCACCGGCGTCGGCACCACGTCCCGGCAGGTCGGCGGCGGGACTGTCGCCAAGACCTCATACGGCGTCGGCCTCGACGCCCTCCGCGATCAGGTCTACGTCTCGCACGGGCGCAAGGCGAGGGTGAGGGCGGTCTGATGGAGGTCATCGTCCACGCGAGCGGGCCGCTGTTCAACGGCACCGCCTCCGCACTCGTCAGCCGGTACACGCGGGAGGGCGGCGAGGAGGTCGCCCGCTGGGGTGAGAGCGAGGTGCAGCGTGTCCTTGAGCAGGTCCTGCGGCACCCGACGGGCTACTACCAGTCGCAGGTCACGGTGAACCGTGTCAGCAACGACAGCTTCGCGATCACGGACGGCGGGGTTGTGTACGGGCCGTGGCTGGAGGGCACCAGCCGCCGCAACGCGGAGACCAGCTTCAAGGGCTACCAGACGTTCCAGCGGGTGGCCCGCCGGGTCGAGCAGCGCGCTGACCGAACCTTCGCCCGGGTCTTCGCCGAGATTCAGGGGAGGCTGTGATGGCGGTCGACATCGACGGCATCCTCGACGCGCTCGTGTCCCACGCCGCGGCGACGGGCTACCTCGACCAGGTCAACCAGCATGAGCCCACGAACCGGCCCGGCCACGGCATCACCGCCGCCGTGTGGATCGATCACGTTCGCCCCGTCCAGTCCTCGGGGCTGGACTCCACCTCGGTCCTCATGGTGTTCAACCTTCGGCTGTACACCAGCACGCTGCAGGAGCCGCAGGACGCCATCGACCCGGAGATGGTGCGCGTCATCGACGCCCTGTTCACGGCCTACATCGGCGACTTCACCCTTGGCGGCCTGGTCCGGGGCGTCGACGTGCGGGGCATCGAGGGCCCGCCTCTCGACGGCCAAGCCGGCTACCTGAAACAGGACGAGGTGCTGTACCGGGTCTTCACGATCACGCTGCCCGTGGTCGTCAACGACGCATGGGACGAGGAGGCATAGATGACCAAGACTGGCGGCCTCGGCGACAACCTGTACGTCGGTGGCTACAACCTGTCCGGCGATATCGGGTCCGTGGACAAGATCCAGGGCGGCATGAAGCCGATCGAGGTGACCGGTATCGACAAGTCCGCGATGGAGCGGATCGGCGGCGAGCGCGACGGCTCCATGTCGTGGAAGGCCTTCTTCAACACTGGGGTCGGCCAGGCCCACCCGGTGCTGAGCGCGCTCCCGACGGCCGACGTCGTTGCCACGTACTGCCGGGGCACGGTCCTCGGCAACCCGTGCGCGTCGCTCGTCGCGAAGCAGCTCAACTACGACGGCAACCGCGGCCAGTCCGGCGAGTTCGTCTTCTCGGTGGACGCTGAGGCCAACGGCTACGGCCTGGAGTGGGGGGTCCTGCTGACGGCCGGCCTGCGGACGGACACCGCGGCGACGAACGGCACCGGCGTGGACACGGCCGCATCGGCGTCGTTCGGCGCCCAGGCTTACCTGCAGGTGACTGCGTTCACCGGCACCGACGTGACCGTGAAGATCCAGGACAGCGCCGACAACGTCAGCTTCGCCGACGTCGCCGGCCTGTCGTTCACCGCGGTTACCGCGGCGCCGTTCACCCAGCGCATCGCCACCGGCAACACGGCCACGATCCGGCGTTACGTGCGCGCGGTCACGACCACCAGCGGCGGTGTCACGTCCGTGACGTTCGCTGTGCACGTGACGAAGAACGAAGTGGCGGGGGTGACGTTCTGATGAACCGCATCACACCGAACATGCCGGTCACGGCCTACAAGACGTACCGGATCCTGTCGCCGGTCTCTACGCACTTCCGGCCCGCCACCTGTGCGGAAGCGGAGTGCGCGGCGTACCTGAACGGCTGGCGGTCGACGGTCGACGAGGCCACGGTCCTCGGCCAGCAGCAGGCGCACTACATCCGGCGCCAGTCCGGCCGCCGCCACCGCGAGGAGCGGGACGAGGCCGGGCTGACCGTGTTCACGTTCGAGGCCGGCCAGGAGTGTTTCGCCGGCGGCCACCAGGTGCGCCTGGACCGGCCTGAGCACTACCTCCTGACGGGCGGCGACTGGCGCGGCAACCCGACAGGAGAGCACCGGACCCTGCGGGCGCAGGACTGGATCGACGACTTCGGTGAGCACCAGCAGCGACTCGCCGACTACCAGGAGAGGGGCTGACCATGGCCAAGGCATCCGGCCTCGGATGGACGACGTGCTCTGTGGACGACTCGTCCGGCGTCGCCAAGGCGATCAAGAACGACGTGACTGACCTGCAGTTCAGCACCCCCCGGGCGGTGCAGGACATCACCGGCATCGACAAGAGCGCGATGGAGCGGCTCCTGCTGCTCGCCGACTTCAGCGTCACGCTGAAGGGCGTCTTCAACGCGGCGACGGGCCAGGCGCACGACGTCTTCAAGACCGTGCCGTCCACGTCGGTGCAGCGCACGGTCACGCAGACCGTCAACGGCGTGACCCTCGCCAACGAGTGCCTGCTCACGGACTACCAGCTGTCCCGTAGCGCCTCGGGTGAGCTGACCTGGTCGGTGCCCGGCGTCCTCTCCGACGGCACCGTCCCCACCTGGTCCTGACCCCGCCCACTCTGCAGGAGACCCCATGCCCCCGTTCGTGGTTCGACCCAAGGCCTACCGGCTGGTCTTCCAGGAGACCGAACTCGCCGGCCTGGAGGTGACCGCACGGTCGCTGAACACCGGCCAGTTCCTGGAGTTTCAGGCGGCACGGCTCAGCCAGGCCAGCGGCGGCGCCGCGGCGGAGCCGGCCACGCAGAAGATGCTGCAGATGCTCTCCGACGCGATCGTCTCGTGGAACGCGGAGACCGAGGACGGGCAGAAGATCCCGTTCACGATGGACGGTCTGCGCACGCTGGAGCTCGACTTCACGATGGCGATCATCAACGCCTGGACGAATGCGATCAACGGGGTGGACGCCCCTTTGTCGGGGACCTCCGCCGGTGGGCAGCCGTCGGTGGAGGCGTCGATTCCGATGGACGTCCCGTCCGCAAGCCTCGTGAGCTGATCCACGCCGAAACGATCATCAACCTGTGCGACCGCTGGCACAAGCTGCCGTCGGAGGTGCTGGCCGAGCCCGCCGAAATGCTCCGCCTTCTGGAGATCGCACACCTGGGCCGACGCGAGGAGGTGCCTGAGTGAACATCGTCGAGATCCTGGTCACCGCGACCAACCTCACCGGGCCAGCCTTCGCCGAGGCCCGGGCTGGCGCGTCCGCCATGGAATCGTCCATGGGCAAGCTCAACGCCGTGGCCAACGCGTCCGCGGTGGCCCTCGCCGCGGTCGGTTTCGAGGCCGTGAAGATGGCCTCGAAGTTTGACGGGGAGATGGCACTGCTGGTCACCCAGGCCGGCGTTGCCGAGGACCAGCTCGACGGCCTGAAGAAGGGCGTCCTCGGCATCGCGGCGAAGGTCGGCTCCGACCCGGACTCGCTCGCCGAGGCCCTGTTCCACGTTGAGTCCAACTTCGAGTCGATGGGCATCACCAGCCAGCAGGCGCTGAAGCTGACCGAGACCGCGGCGAAGGGGGCTGCGGTCGGCCACGCCGACCTGGTCGACGTCACCAACGCGCTGACCGCGGCGGTGGCAGCCGGGATCCCGGGCGTCGAGGACCTCGACCAGGCGATGGGTGTCTTGAACGCGACGGTCGGCGTCGGTGACATGAAGATGCAGGATCTTGCCTCGGCGTTCGGGTCCGGCATGGTTGCCACCGTCAAGGGCTTCGGTCTGACGATCACCGACGTCGGAGCAGCGTTGGCGACGTTTGGTGACAACAACATCCGCGGCTCGATCGCCGGTAACCAGCTTCGGATGTCGGTGATGGCCCTGGCCAAGCCGGTCTCCACGTCCGAGGCGGCGCTGAAGACCCTCGGCCTGACCGCCACGACCCTTGCCGAGGACATGCAGCGCGGCGGCCTCAAGCTTGCCCTGGAAGACCTCGTCGGCCGGATGAACGCGGCCGGCATCACCGCGGACCAGCAGGGCCAGATCATCACCGACGCGTTCGGCCGCAAGGCCGGCGCCGGGTTGAACGTCCTTGTCGGGCAGATGGACCGTCTGGAGTCGAAGTACCCGGCGCTGGAGCAAGGCGCCCAGGGGTTCGGCGCGGCATGGGAGCGGACCCAGCAGACGTTCGCGCAGCAGACCCAGGAGCTGGAAGGCTCACTGCAAGCGCTGATGATCACCCTCGGGCAGAAGCTGATCCCACCTCTGCAGCAGGCCGCAACGTGGATCCTCAACAACCGGGACACGATGCTGGAGATGGCGAAGGGCGTCGGTGTCGTCGTCGCCGCCCTGGCGGGGTTCGCCGTTATCAGCAAGGTGATCGCCGGTGTCCAGACGTTGGTCACTGCGTTCCAGGCCGTCGGCGGAGCGATGGCCGCCTACTACGCCCGCATCGTCGAAGCTCAGGCCGCGTCCGTGGCGGCGACGGGCGGTGTCAACGGGCTTGGCGCCGCGTTCACCGCCCTGTCCACCAAGGCGAAGATCGCCGTCTCGGCGACCGCGCTGGGCCTGATCGTCGCAGTTGCCTACAAGCTGAGCGAGTCCAGCCAGAAGGCGGCGCCGGCCGTCGACCGCATGACGACGTCATTGCAGGAGCTGGGTCAGGCCGGCACCAAGTCGGGGCAGCTGACCGAGACGTTCGGCGGCGACCTGGAGAAGCTCGGCTATGCCGTCGACCGGGTCGCTGGCAAGGCCCAGGGCATGGACAAGTTCAACGACGTGATGAACAAGATCTTCACGCTGGGCATGGGCAAGTCCAACTCCCTGAAAGAGGCCCAGGGCCAGATCAACAGCATCGACGAGGCCCTCGCCGGCATGGTGCAAAGCGGCCACGCCGACCTCGCTGCCGCGGCCCTGAAGAAGCTCCAGGACGCGCTCGCAGCGAAGGGCGGCGACGCGTCCCAACTCGGCTCGGAGATGCACAAATACCAGGACGCGCTCGCGGCCACCGCCCAGACCGAGGAGATCGCCGCCGCCAGCATGGGCGAACTCGGCAAGCAGGCCATGGAGACGTCCAAGCACCTCGACGAGCAGAAGATGACGGCGAAGGGCCTAAAGGAGGCCATCTCCGATCTGAACGACGTTAACCGCAGTGCGCTCGACTCCATGGCTGGGTTCGAGGCCGCGATCGACGCGGCGGCCAAGGCTGCTGGGGAGAACAGCGGTGCGTTGAAGCTGAACCACGGCGAGCTGGACCTGACGTCCGAGAAGGCCCGTACGGCTGAGGCCGCGTTGACGGACCTGGCCTCGAAGACCGACGCCGCCGCGGTCGCCGCGCTGAACTCCGGCGAGTCCATGGACTACGTCAACAAGATCTATGACAAGGGGCGCGACAAGCTGTTGCAGGTCGCGATGCAGATGGGTCTCACCCGCGACGAGGCCCGCGCGCTGACCGACACGATCCTGGCGACGCCGGACAAGACGGCGTACTTGCGGGGCGACGTCGATGATCTGAAGGCGAAGCTGGCCGACGCCGAGGCGTCGATCCGGGGCACGACGGGCGAGAAGCGGGTGCGGCTCCAGGCGGAGATCGACGGCCTGCGGCGGGACCTCGCGGCGGCTCAGGCGCAGGTCGACGCGCTGCACGGCAAAACGATCTACATCACCGAGTACTTCCAGATGGGCGGCGGCAACTACTCGGGCTCGTCGGCCGGCCGGTTCGCGCACGGCGGCATCATCGGCGGCGCCGCGACGGGCGGGCCCCGCGGCGGGCTGACGTGGGTGGGTGAGCAGGGTCCGGAGCTGGTCCGCCTGCCGGGCGGTTCCACGGTCATCCCGGCCGGGCAGAGCCGGTCGATGGCCGACGCTGCGGGCTCAGGCGGGCCCATGACGCTGCAGCTCGAATGGGTCGGCGGGAACTCCGGCGACGAGTTCCTGTCGTGGCTGCGGAAGAACATCAGGGTCCGCGGCGGCAACGTCCAGACGGTCCTCGGGAGGGCATAGATGCACCGGTACAAGACGTGGAACGGCCCGATGCCGACGACGGCCGCACAGGCGTCCGTCACCACGGGCACGGCCATCAAGACGATGCTGCAGCTGGCGACGCCGAGCACGCGGCAGATCCAGCTGATCGCGTGGGGGTTCAGCTGTGACGACCCGCCGGGCGCTGATGCCGTGATCGAGCTGCTGCAGACCGACGTCGCCGCGACCGTGACCGCGCACGTGGCGGCCGGCGTTCAGCCGCTCGACCCGAACGCCCCCGCTTCGCTGTTGACGCTGGGGGCCAGCGCGACCGGCTACACCGCCACCGCTGAGGGCAGCATCACCGCGACCCGGGTGTTCGACGCGGTGTCGTTGTCGTCGGTGTCGGGGGAGTCGCCGCTCACGTACATGTACCAGTGGATGCCGGACGAGCGGCCTATCATCGCCGTCTCTCGGTTCTTGCGGGTCCGCGCTACGACTCCGACCGCTGCGACGGACCTGCGCTGCTGGATCGTCTGGGACGAGTAGCCGATGCCGTCGATTGCCGCGCGGGTCGCGGGCTGGCAGCGCCGCCTCGGCGGGCAGGCCGGCCCGCTCGGCGCCGTGTCCGCGGGCAGCGGCGAGTCGCCGAACGGCAACTTCCTTCAGGTGGAACTGCTGGTCGGTGGCACGTGGCTGGACATCACGTCGTACGTGATGACCCGTGACGGGTCCGGGGCCGTCAGCATTTCCCGGGGCCAGCCGAACGAGGCGTCGTCGACGGACCCGGCACGATGCGCGTTCCAGTTGAACAACAGGGACGGCAGGTTCTCCCCGAGGAACCCGCTGTCGCCGTACTACGGGCTGATTGGGCGCAACACCCCGCTGCGGGTCAGCGTGCCGTCCGGCAACGACAAGAGCTACCGTTTCCAGGGCGAGGTAGCGCAATGGCCGCAGCACTGGGACACCACCGGTACGGATGTGTGGGTGGAGCTGGAGGCTGCGGGGATCCTGCGCCGGCTGGGCCAGGGCACGGCGCCGGTCGCGTCGGTCATGCGGCTGGCCCAGCTGTCGAACGCCGCCGGGCGGCAGCCGATTGTGTACTGGCCGTGCGAGGACGCTGCGGGGTCGGCGTCGGTCGCTTCCGCTGTGTCAGGTGTGGGGCCGATGGCGATCTTTGGTGCGGGGGTTCCGGAGTTCGGGGCGTTCACCGGGTTCGTGTGCTCGGCTGCTGTGCTGACGGCTGGCTCGTGCATGCTTGCGGGTCTCGTGCCTGCGTACACGCCGACGGCGCTGACGGCGGTCGAGTGGCTGATGGCGGTCCCATCGTCCGGTATCCCTGACGGCGAGGTCCTGGTGCGCTTGCAGGCCACCGGCGCTGTCGCGATCTGGGAGGTCTACTACGACGCCGGTGACGGGGTCATGCGGCTGCGTGGCAGGAGCATTGACGGTGTGCTCCTGTATGCCAGTGCCGGAGGCGCCCCGGTTCAGGGTGTGCTGACTCAGGGCACCATCGAGCTGGATGCATATGACGACGGCACGTTCGACGTCTGGGTCTATGGCCAGACGGTCGGCGAGGTGAGCCGCGGCGGCGACTCCGTCACGGTGCCTGGTGTCCCGGGCTCGATCATCTCGATCTTCGTCAACCCTAACCGCGGTATGGCAGACACGGCGGTCGGCCACATCCGGCTCCTCACCGATTCGGATTTCTACGACAGCTACCACGTGCTGCGGGCCTATGCCGGTGAGCACGCCGGGTCCCGGATCGAGCGGCTGTGCGGTGTCGCGGGGGTGCCCTTCGAGAGCGACGGCAGTCTCACGAATGCGTCGTGGATGGGCAGTCAGGCCCCTGCCTCCGTGGTGGGGCTGATCGGCGACTGCGTCGCGGTCGACGGCGGGATCTTGGCGGAGAGCACCTCGACGCGCGGCCTGCGGTACCGGCCGCGTGTGGCGCTGGAGAACCAGACCGCGACGCTGACGCTCTCGTACAGTGCCTTCCAGTTGGCTGAGGTCCCGACGCCTGTCGATGATGACGCCTACACCCGCAACGACGTCACCGTCTCGCGCTCGGGGGGTTCGTCTGCCCGGGTGGTGGAGACGTCGGGGCCGATGTCTGTGCAGCAGCCGCCGGCTGGCGTGGGCACCTATGACGAATCCGTCACCCTGAATGTGGAGCTCGATGCGGACCTGCTGGACCAGGCAGGGTGGCGGGTGCACCTGGGGACGGTCGACGAGCCGCGCTACCCGGTGATCACGGTGAACCTGGCACACCCGTCCATCACCCCGGCGCTGCGGGCCCAGATCCTGGCGGTGCGGGAGGGAGACCGGATCGCGGTGACGGGCCTGCCGTCGTGGCTACCTCCGGGGGACCTGTCCCAGCTGGTGCTGGGCATCTCCGAGACGATCACCGGGTTCGAGCACCGGATCAGCTTCTCGTGCAGCCCGGAGTCGCCGTGGAGGGTCGCGCTGCTCGGCGACAGCACGCTGTGCCGGCTGGACACCGGGGGCAGCCAGATCGCGGTAGAGGCGCCGGCGGCGGCAACGAGCCTCTCCGTCGCCACCCTGAGCGGCACCGTGTGGACGACGACGGACACCCCGTTCGACGCGGTGATCGCCGGGGAGAGGGTCACGGTCACGTCAGTCTCGGGAGCCTCCAGCCCGCAGACGTGGGTTGTCACACGCTCCGTGAATGGTGTCTCCAAGGTGCTGCCGGTCGGCGCCGATGTGCGCCTCTATCAGTCAGCAGTCCTCGCACTTTAGGAGGGAGGGAGTACGGATGGTTCTATCGGTTCCGTCTCTGCCCAGCCGGGCTTCGGGGCTGCGGCTCACCAGCACGGTCTGGAAGGCCGACATCACCGATGTCGGCAACTTTTTCGCGAATCCGCCGATCTTCATTTCGGTGCAGACCGCCGCGCAGTCGATTCCGGATTCGACGGTGACGGCGATCGCCATGAACAACACGTCGATCGACTCGTACGTCGGCCACTCGGACACCGTCAACAACACCCGGTACACGGCGACCGCCGCAGGCTGGTACCTGCTGATCGGGTCCGTCAGCTACGCGGTGAACGCGACCGGCAACCGGATCGCTGAGTTCCGCAAGAACGGCGCGGCCTCAGCGGTCGCGCTGGGTCAGGGCGCGCACCCGACGACCGACACCAGCAACAACCCGACGCCTCGCGCGTCATCCATCATCTACATGAACGGGACCAGCGACTATGTCGAGCTGTACGCCTACCAGACCTCTGGCGGCGCGTTGAACACCGTGCCGGGCCAGTCCGGGTTCGCTGCCGTCTGGCTGCACTCGTGAGCCGCGATCGGGACCTCGTGGGCCTGGTCGGCCTGGATGCTGCCCCGGCCGCCACGGTGGTTCCGCCGTGTCCGGTTGAGGGTTGTGGTCAGGCTGCGGTGGTGCAGTGGCAGCGGCGCCTGACGGCCGAGGAGGCCGCGGCGGAGGGCCTGGCCGCCTCGGAGGCGGCCACAGCAGTGCGGGCGGTGCTGGCGTGTGGTCAGCACTCGCTGAGTCTGGACCTGGCGGCGCATGTGCATACGGCATCGTGCACTGCTCCGGATCCGGCGCATCTGCCGGGCTGCGGGTGCACTCCGGAGCCGATCCCCGCGTCGCCTTCAGGTGATGCTCCGACTGTCACGCTGCCGACGGGCTGGACCGTCCCGGCTAGCACCTGGCCTAGGGAGAACAGTTGACCATCATCTTCGGTCGGCATGTCGACCACGATTCGCAGTCCCTGGCCTATGCGCACGGCGTGCTGCCCTGGTCGGCGCTAGTCTCCGTATCCTGGGCGCGCCGAATTCCTGTCCTCGACCAGGGTCAGCTCGGCTCATGCACCGGGAACGCCGCGACGGGCCTGCTCGGCACGGACGGTGCGGGCCGCACCGGGAGCGCCTCCGTCGTCATCACCCCGGCCGGGGCGGCGGCGTCGCACGGTGTCTTCACGGCAGACGAGTACCCCCTCGACGAGGCGTTCGCGGTCCGTCTCTACTCGCTGGCCACCGTGCTGGACGGCGTCCCGGGGGCCTACCCGCCGAAGGACACCGGCTCGTCCGGTCTCGGCGTCGCCAAGGCACTGCGGGCGCTCGGCGTGGCCGGCTCGTACACTCACGCGTTCAGCCTCGACGCCGCCCGTTCTGCCCTGCAGGCGGGCCCGGCGCTGCTCGGCATCCCGTGGCTGAACAGCATGTTCGACACAGCGGCGGACGGCCGGATCCAGGTTGCTCCGGGGAGCGGGGTGGCTGGCGGGCACGAGATCGAGATCACCGGATGGGATGCCGACGGGGACCGGTTCTGGCTCACCAACTCGTGGGGCACGTCGTGGGGTGTGGGCGGCCGCGGCTACCTGGCTGGCGCCGATCTGAAGTGGCTGTTGGGGCAGCAGGGGGATGTCACGGTGCCCGTGTTCAGTGTGAAGCCGAGCCCGCAGCCGGCCCCGGCGTTGGGCCCGGATGTCGTGTTCGCGGCTGCGGCCCGGACGTGGCTGGCCGCCAAGGGCCTGTGAAGGGAGGGCGCGTTGGCGCTCGCACGTGGCTATGACCTGTCGGACTATCAGCCTGGCATACCGGCGGACGCCGAGTTCGTGTTCGTCAAGGCGTCCGAGGGCGCCCGGACCGGGCAGTCCGGGTATACCGCCAAGGTGGCCGAGGCCCGGCGCCGCGGGATCCCCCTCGGGCACTACCACTTCCTGCACGCCGAGAACCCGGTCGCCGGGGAGGTCGAGCACTTCTGCCGGGTCGTCGGCGACATCCCGCCCGGCGAACTGCTGGTGCTCGACTTCGAGCCGTACGGCCAGCCGGTGTCCGACGCGGAGGCGACGGCGGCGAAAAACGCCTGGCTGGCCGCCGTGAAGGCCCGTTACCCGAACAACAGGGTGGGTGTCTACACCAACACCGACTGGTGGCGCAGGACGGACGACAACGCCGGCGACTTCCTGTGGGTCGCCGACTACGGCGTCCCGGCCGGCTCGCCCCGGGTGCAGGCCGCGTGGCGGTTCCACCAGTACGCCGACAGCCCGGTCGACACGAACGTCTACGCGGGGTCGCTCGACGACCTGCGGGCGTGGGCCGGTTCGACTGGCCCGGCTGCCCAGCCCGCCGCGTGGGCCGGGCTGCGGCTCATCACCCGCGAGGAATGGGGCGCTCGGCCGTGGCGGGAACCGAACGGCTCGACCCCGTACGCCGGGCCCCGCCGCGGGGTGAAGGTGCACTACCTGGGCACTGCCTACGCGTTCGGCGACCACTCAAGCTGCCCGGCCTATATCCGTCGGATCCAGGCTGAGCACATGGACGGCAACGGCTGGTCGGACATCGGCTATAGCTACTGCGTCTGCGAGCACGGCTTCGTCTTCGAGGGCCGAGGCCTGGCGCGCCGCAACTCCGCCAACGGCGACGTGCCGTTGAACGAGGCCCACTACGCGGTGTGTGTCCTGCTGGGCTCGTCCGGGTCGACTGAGCCCACAGCCGAGCAGCTGCACGGCGGCCGCGACGCCATCGAGTACTGCCAGCAGCACGGCCCGGCTGGCCCTGAGATCCGGGGTCACCGTGACGGCTACTCCACGGACTGCCCCGGGCCGGTCCTGTACGCCTGGGTGCAGGCTGGCGCCCCCAGGCCCACCCCCGGCCCACCTCCCGAACCCCCCACGCCGGCGCCCGTCCTGCGCCGCCGGCCGCGGGCCTACCGAGCGATCGGAGTCTGATCATGAGCACCATCACCAAGCCCGAGGGCCTGATCCTCGTCAAGGGCCACTCTGCCCAGGGCACTGGCCGCGAGCTGTTCGGCATCTGGCCGACGGGCTTCACCCGGCAGATCACCGCCGCGGAGTGGGCCCTGTGGGGCCAGCCTGCCGCGGACTACGAGATCGCCTACGGCGCCGACGACGAGTTCCTCCAGCTCCAGGCCTACGACCGCGCGCTCCGCGCCTGAGAGGACGACGACATGAACAAGGCCTTCATTCTGGATCTCGCCGAGCGCACTGGCGCCACGGCGGCCGAGGCTGGCCTGGCGTACGCCATCGCTGCGCTCGGCAACCTGTCTGCATGGTGGGTACCGGTGCTGATCCCGGTGCTGGCTGCGGCGAAGGGCGGCGTCGCCCGGTACGTCGGGCAGCCGGAGACGGCGGCCCTGCTGCCTGCCAGCCGCCCGGCAGCGGTTGCCGACGACCCGTACGGTGGGTGAGCTGACGTCCGGTCTGGTGGTGCAGGGCGGGGCCGCGGCGATCCTGTCTGCGGTGGTGATGCTGATACTGCTCGGCCGGCTGGTGCCTCGGAGCGTGGTGGAGGACATCCGCGCTGACCGGGACGCGCGGCTGGCTGAGCTGGCTGCGGAGCGGGATGCCTGGCACGCAGCTCACGACCGGTCCGAGGAGGCCCGGCACATCGCCCAGGATCAGGCCGCCGAGCTGTTGGAGCTGGCACGGACGGCGGACCACATGCTGCGGTCGCTGCCCGCTCCGAGCCCCAGACCCGTGGTCGAGGGGGTGAGCGATGTCCTGGATTCCGGCCTGGCTCCGCAGGCGCAGTAGCAGGGTGTCGCTGGTCCGCCAGCACCCTCGGCCCACGGCTGGGCAGCGGGAGGCAGTGGAGGCTCTGCGCCGTGCGGAGCAGGCGCGGGACGAGGCGTTGGCCCGGTCAGTCGAGGTAGCCGAGACGGCCGCTTCGTTGCGTGAGTGCCGGCGTGAGAACCATTTCGCGGAGAGGATCCGCCTGTCGCTGGAAGGAGGCCACTGATGATCGACATGAGCCCTGACCAGTGGGCGAACTGGACTGCCTCGGCCCTGGTGGCCGCGGCGTCGGCGGTGGCTGCGACGGTGTATGCGGCGCGGGCGCCGTGGCGGCAGACGCGGATCGGGCGGCACATCATGACGGTGACGGTGTCCGTCGGACTGCTCGGCCTGTACACGGTGTTGATCACCGTATGGCCGGCAGGCCCGACAGCGACCGTGCTGCGTGTCGGCCGGATCATGGTGCTGCTGGTCCTCGCCGTCGCGATGATGCAACGGATCCTTTTGGTCCTCGACGCCCAGCGTGACCGGCCCGATCATCCTCCCGACGACGACCGCTGAACGACCACGCCCCGCTCTCCTTCGGGAGGGCGGGGCGCTTCGTCGTGCCCGGGGTCAGGGGGCCGCGTACCGGGTGACCTTGGCGACCTTGCAGCTCACCTTGCCATTAGCTTCGGCGGCACCCTGGGCCTTCTGGGTCGCAACCTTGCCGGGCTCCAGGTTGTTGGTGGCGGCGAGGCCCTCGCCGATGCGGGTGCCGGAGCTGTCGAGGAACTCGATGTTGATGATGTAGTTGCTGGACTTGCTGCTCTTGTTGGTGATCTTCACCTGGGCGGACGGCCAGTGCAGGGTGGGGTCGACCTCGCACGCGGTGATCTCGACGTCGCCGGCCGGGTCAGCCGCCCCGCCGGCCGGTGTGGCCGGAACGGTCGCGGCCGGGGGTGTCGCTGCGGAAGTCGCGGCCGGGGTGGTCGCGGGGACGGCGGAGGCCGTGGTGGTGCTGCTGGTGGATTTGGGGTTGCAGGCAGCGAGGCCGAGAACGGCGGTGGCGGCGAGGAGGGTGAGGGCGGTGCGGCGCATGGGTCCCCTTGGTGCTGCGGTGGTGGTGGGGAGACCGTATCGACGGGGCCGGGCGAAGGCGGGT